TTATAAACCGCGCTTGGCTTTTGATTTCTTTTTTAACTTGTTTATCGATTTTACTTTTTTATGTTTAAAATAGTCATCTGGGTTTTTATCCATTATTTCCGTATACAAAGTTTCCATTTTTATTGGACCACCTGATTTATCTAGTATTTCATATAATTTACTTCTTTGTCTACGATTTTTATGTATTTCTGCAATTCTTATATTATTATTTATTTTATTTATAATATCAATTTTTCTCTGAATATACATTTTCATATCATTATCATCACTATTTTTTAATAAAAAATGCAATTGTGATAAGTCTTTTGTGTCATCTACATGTTCTATATTTATATTTCCCATTTATTTAATCGTTAATTAAATAAATTTTTCAGCGAGTATTAACTAATACTTAAGTGTTCTTTTTTATAAATATAATGTTTTGTCTTGAAATTATATGTAGACTAGTAGGTCTAAATAGTTATTTTTAAAAATATGTTTTTGGTACCGCTTTTTTCAAAAAGGGGTTTAAAAGCCTAAATCAAGATCCTCGCACATATACTTGATAAACGAGTCGTCTGAATCAGGCAAGCCCGACTTTTTGCGCGCCTCCATGTATCGCTCGTAGAACTTTGCATGGTAATCCTCGTCCTTGGCACGCAACTCGGCCAACTCGGTGCGCGCCTTGATAATGTTACCCTTCATCTCATTTAGCTTTTTCATCGTCGCATCATACGTCCATGTCAACTGTGACTTTTTCACCATCAACTCAATATATCGATCATACGGGTCAATATCCGATTTTGCCACATCCGCCAAAAGCTCCTTTTCGCGATCCTTGATCTCCTCCATTGTCTGCTTTTCTTCATCACGCTTTTTGCGAACTTCCTCCGAAGTCGTCTCAACCACCTTCTTCTTGATATCAATTTCCTTGGTCTCGCAAATGTACTTTTTCGTGGTTGCCAACGGAAACGGACGACCCACATAAGTATGGTAAATGCTGTGAAAACTGTCGACATTGCGAATCAGGTACTCGGCCTTCAAGTCAGCCTCGTCTTGCGTAGCAAACGTTCCGCGCACCTTCAACATGCCAAACACACCATCCTCATCCGGTTTTGCGCCCTTTGAAGGAAAGAATGAAACAAGGCAATGGACTTGATTTTCGTGCTTGGGGTCAGCATAAAATTTTTCAAGACGGGGAAACTTTTGCACAAAATCCTTGACGTTTAATTCTTGCATGGCTGCCTTTGTTTCTTCGTCGGTCAATGGAGGCGCGCCAATCTTGTAGCTTTTCTCGTCGGTTTCATTTTTGTCGGCAGGCGAGGTTAAGCTGTTTTGAACGGGGTTGGTGTTGGTTGATTGCAAATCAGAAGACATTTCTTTTATTTATTTTTATTTTTTTAAATACCCATTCAAAAAAAGAAATAAAAGAAATAAAAGAAACGTCTAGAAAAGATCTATATCCCTTTTCCCATCTCCAATAATTTGCGCCTCGTCGTCGCCTTCGATATAACCATGTGACGGATTTTTGTCATCGCAACAACATGAATGTGGAGATTTGCCACCTACGGTTATAAAATCTGGATTGCTCTCCGTAACGGGCCAGTTTTGCTTACATCCTATCTGACTATATTGAAAGCTATTTGGGATGCCTCTGTAAAGTCCATGACAATGTGGCTTATTTTTGCTTACTTCAAATAAAAATGGTTCGGTGGTTGAACACTTTTGCATACCATAGGCAATGCAAATAATAAGCAATGCACCTGTAATGGCAAGAATCAGTCCTGACATATCATCTGGCATGTCTTTTTGAAGCATTAATGCCATGTGTTGTTGTATACGCGGATTTGTGCATATTAACAACACGATAAAGAAAAGATAGAACATTAACATTTATATATTAATTTAAATTAATTTAAATTATAGTCGTAATAATAAATGTCTACTTTATTATTATTTAACCCAAAAGATACACCTTATGGTAGTCTTTCGCCTTTGGCAGATCATATTGTATCCAAATCGTATGCATCTCTTATAAAGAGCAAGATGCTTCGCGACACGGTTGGAAAAATGCGATCCGATAAAGCACGTAAAGAGTCATTAAAAATTTTTACAGAAATACAAGATGAAAACTTTAAAACATTTTTAAAAGAAGCCCTTGATGTCAAATATAAAGAAGGAAGCCCCGCATTAGAAGCATTATTACAAATACGCGAAGACCGTATTGTTTACGCATCAACAAACCTTTTTCTCGGTATGAATGAAGGGGACGGCGCCAATTTTGTAGGCGAATACATGTATACTATCCGTAAAAAAGAGCGTGCACGACTTTATCTTCAACACAAACAAGATGAACAAGACTTTATAAATAAAGTATATGCTGTCTATACATTGTTTAGATATGAAATACAATCTGGTAGAAATAATCTGAAATCGTACACAGGCAAGCGCAGTATTGACGAAATTATCGAACAACGACTGTATGAAGGCATGCCGGTCGAGATTGCTAAAGATATAAAGCATTCTGCTAAAGATATACCATCCTTCCTTTTTGATTTTCCGGAAAGTATTCCAGCTGTATTGCAATGTTTGTATCATGCTCTCTATAATGAAAAATGCAGTAAAATAAAGAAGGAGGAATTGCTTGCCTTTTATATACACCATTTGTCTGTAAAATGCAAGTTTAAATCTCCTGAAATGAAAACACAATTATTGCTAAAATTGGAAGCAAATGGACAACTTGAGTCACTTGTTGCGCGTTTAGAAAAGTATAAAGAACTTGGTCTTTTTGAAAAGTTTGAGGAAAAATTTGCGTACAGTTGTTCCTTGATAAGCGAAGGTGATTTAAATAAAGAATTATTTACTGCTTTTAAGCAGTATCAAGCAAATCACGACGACCAGAAACATGAACAACATCCTCAACATCCTCAACATCCTCAACGTCAAAACATGAAGGGCGTGAAACCCCCTAAAAAGACAAGTTTGATGGATCAACTTCTTCTCCTAGACAAGTCCGAATTAGGCGAAAAAGTTATAACCGATACGCGTCCAGAGGTTGTTGAAAGACGTCGTGAACCAACTGTATTTTATTTTAATGATCCTAATATTCACAGTCCGTATCACTATATGCCTGATAGTATGTATATAATTGGCACATTTAGCTATCCTTCGATGATGCATTATGTATACTCTAAAATGGTTGAATTTTTTGATTTTAATCAATTTGAAGCATATCAAAAGATTCAAAAAAGTCAGGTCAGTGAAACAGGGCATACATATTTTATTTTTTGCGATTTTCACGAAATGGAGACGATGTATCACCAGTTAAAAGATGAATACATTGCAAAAAATGTTCAACGTGCTTTTGTAGAGCTGACACGTCTTAAATATGCACCAACATATAAAAAAGAAGTACTTGCTGTGCCTTCTAAAGATGTCATTTTACTTTTATCAACATTAAAAGACTATACAGAAATTTCTTTTACAGACAAGGAAGAATATATACTTGGCCAGGGTTATGCCAGCGCTGTATTAATGGAAATACGAAAAGAGTTACATGGTATATACGGTGATATAGATTTTAAAGCATTTGAAAAGGAACAAGTAAAAAAATTAAAGGCCATGAAAGACGTATTAAAAGACGAAGATATCAGAATATTTAGTACGAAAAAAGCAAAAGATTTATACGAGATGATGAAGCAGTTTAAGGATAAATTTATTATTGGCACCCACCCAGACACAAAAGTACAAATTCCTTACCATGACATTGAAGCATTCAATTTTGTATTTATGAACTTTTTAGATTGTCTAACAAGGCTTGTTAAATTTGATAAATTTGACAAATCATTGGTGCCAATTGATTTCAAGACTGAAATGGAATTTAATGTTTCTAAAGACTGTATGGAGGAATTATGGAAATACACATTTTTTGTATACGCATCTACTACACAATTGACAAAAAGTATTGGAAAAGAACGAACTTTTAAACTTATTGATAAAAAACAAAAACAAACTGTCATGCACGCTTTAAAAAAGGCAACATTAATTGATGACGATTTATTTGATACACTAAAAATGCGTAAAGCCGAGCACGGAGAGGAGAAAGGGGAGAAAGGGGAGAAAAAATCCAAAAAAGACAAAAAAGACAAAGAAACTGAACGATTTCATCCTTCTATTTTACAAGACCGTGTTGAAGGGTTTGATTTTAGTTTGTTTCATACAAATTCAGAAAGTCAATACAGTTCATTATTGCCGAAACATGTAAAACAAGTAAACGGCATTATGAAAAAATGGTTTACCAATCCGCATCATATCATTGACGCCACTGCCCATATCGGCGTGGACACCGTTCATTTTGCAAAAATGTTTCCAACTGCAACTATTGAGTCATTCGAGGTAAATAAACAAACATTTGACTTGTTAGTAAAAAATGTGGATGCTTTTAAACTAAAATCAAAAATACATCCACATCACTCTAGTTTTATCGACGCCAATTTAGACCACAAAAGTTCATTTATATATATTGATGCGCCATGGGGAGGTAAATCTTATAAAGATATTCAAATGGGAGAATTTGAGCTTTATTTAGACGCTATAAATATTAAGGAAATTTCAAGACGATTAATTGTTAGCGGAAAAACGGATACAGTAGTCTTAAAAGTACCACGAAACTACAGATTTGATGATTTGAAAACCACATATGGGTTTGATGTAGATAGAGAAGATGTAAAAGATGATGGTCGTGTATCTTATGTATTATTAAAATTAACATTACCAGAACAGGAAATTCAAAAATGCTGTATTCGATCACTGTGTGTTTCATCCTTTTTAACCATTTTTGATACTCTTGCCAAATTTATTCCAGACTTTAAATTTGATGAAAATGCTCTAAAATTTGCAATGCGTCTAATCTATCTATCAGATGAACTTGTTTACCCAGATAAAACAGTTACACCGTCTATTTACTATCAAACTTTACTAAAGCCTTATTTGGCGAAAGAAGACGATAGTAAAAATGTAGACGTGTTACAGCCTTATTTGATAAAAGAAAAAGAAGAAAAAGAAGGCAAAGAAGGCGAAGAAGGAGAAGAAAAAGATAAGAAAAAATTAGAATTGTTAAAAGCTTATTTAATAAAAGAACGCAAAAGATTTTTAGAATTTGAATCGGATCTTTTAGTGCAAAAATTATTAACTTTTGCAACAGATTTTCAACAGTGTGTTGACTCTATTGTAAACAGTGTTAGCGAATACAATGTTATCACGGTTGTTAGTCGTATTTTATTATTTGCAAAATCCAGAAAAATTACAGTAAAAGATGTACAGCAACAAATAAAAGTGCAGGCAGAAGAAGATATAAAATCATTAGATGACATGTTTATTCTTGTAAATGAAGATGACGATTTAGATGACAATGAAGAGGATAATGAAAAAGAAGAAGGAGACTATGGAGGCGATGAAGACGGGGACGAAGACCGTAAAGACGGTGAAGACAGCGATTTATACGATTTTGATTTTGGAGACGATGACGATTAATCAAATATAAAAAAAGTTATTTATATAAAGAAATGGTTTATATAAATGGTCAAGAAATACCATCTTTTTCAGAAGAAACTACAGATGAATTTAGAAATAGGGTAGCTGTATCGTTTAAAACATTGCCTTCTTTAATGTCGGATATAAAAGATGATAAAGTGTATTTTGTAGAAAATCTTATCAGAGAAACACGCATAAAAAGTTTTGGTCATTTTTTAAATTGGCTTCAAACCACTCATACATTTTCCCATACATTAGACATCGAATTAATACTTTATATATGGATACTGTTAAATAAAGAGGACGATGAATATATAGGATATAAGAGACTTCAAGATGAAATTAAAGACTCGGAACTTTTAAGAAACATGTTATTACGTTTTGATCTATCCAAACTCGAAGATAAGGATTTCACTACAAAAATAAAAAAAAAGATAAAAGAAAAAAAAGATGAACTTGAAAAAACCGTTGCCAAGGTCGATAAAATATATAAAACACTTTATAGCAAAAAGCAACAACCGCATACCGACTTTAAAAAACATCGCTACCAAACATTTTTATCAACCACTTTAAAGGATGTATCCCTTGATTATATTTTTAGTACTATTGTATGTAATTCTATTATTCCTTTTTGTGCTTTTAAAAATTTTTGTAAAATATACAAAAAATCGTCTTTTGAATTTTCAAAAAATACTGAAAGTTTAACTGAAGCTGAACGTATTTTATTAAAAATCAGCATTAAAGATGACATATTTGTCGATAGTTTTATTTTTTTAAAAGATGGCGTGGTAAAAGTAGAAATACACATTGATATAGAACAAAAATTTGATTTTAAAAAACATATTACCGAATTATTAAACCTACCAAAACCCCTTAAATTTTTGGATATAGATACAGAGGAACATGATATACACGGCGTTGTCTTATTTCCGCAACAACACCTAAATAAATATATTTTAAGCGATCTTATTATGAATAATCCAATTGTTTCCAAATTTGTATGTGTCGATGAAAGTGTTAAAGCAAGCACAAAGAAATCTGGACTACTTTTAAAATATAAAGGAGGAGAATTAAGGGGTATTGATATCGATGCATCATGCAATGTTATTTGTAAAAAAATTACAGAGACAGATAGCGATTTAAAGGGGTATGATCGTAAACAGTTTGCAGTAGGCACATACTATGTTCGTGTACGCCTCTCTAGATTTAAAAATATGGAGAAAATTGATGCATTTATATTATTAATTTCCAAAATATTTACGCTTTATCATGAATCTGAAAAAAGTATTATTAAAGAGTATAAAGAATTTTTAGGAGACTCATTTGATGTAAAAGACACAGATGTAGAAGAACAAGAAGATACTATTGAAACACTTGCACCATCTATTTTTGTTTCAAGGTATAGAAAAGCATGTAAAGAAGTAAGGCATCCTGTTATAGTAAAAGAGTCTGAACGGGGTGCATTGGAAGAATACAAGGACTATATTCGATTTCCAAAAGAAGAAATGCCTGAGCAATTTTGTTATAGATGCACAAGTGCTGAATATCCTTATATAGGATTAATGCCAAATACTTTAATGTCGAATCGTGATGTATACGAATATGTACCGTGCTGTTATGCAAATCGTAAAAATAATAACAATAATATTGATATTTATTACTTTGATAAGGAAAAGGAAACGGACAAAAAACAGCAGGGTATTATTTCTACTTTACATCATTTACTTGAAAGGGGTCATTATGGTAATTTACCCAAAAATATTGATACACTATTATCAACTCTTTATACAGACAAGTCCTACCTATTTTACAGAATGGGTGTAAAAAAATCAAAGCACAGTTTTTTAGAATGCGTGTTGAAAGCAACCGGTGAAAAAAAACATAAAATTAGGTCATTTGAAGTTGCGTCTCAAGAAAATCCGGATCTATCGCTTTCAGATATGAAGGCTTTATTTGAAAATGAAGACGTGTATATGGAACCACGACGATGGATACGTTTATTGGAAAACACGTACAAATGTAATATACATATATTTTCACGTCTATTTAAAAACGAAAATGCGGATCTTGTAATACCTTTTCACACGGGCTCGTATTTGCAGTACAAGCCTTTACACGATCAAACCATTTTCATTATTGAAAATCAAGATAGCAGAACACGCGAAATTCGGTGTGAACTAATTACTATTAAAGAGGTAGTTGCTGGTAAAGAAAAATATATGTATCTATTTGATAAAAATAGTGATGTTTTTCCAACACAACTTTATTTAGGCGAACACAAGACAATAATACGCCAGTTTGATCACCCTCCTCAGGAATTAAAATATAAATACCAGATACTTGATTCATTTAAAAAGGTTCAATGTTTAGTTACACATGATAATATTTATTTGTTATGTAACCCACTTCCACCACTTGATCTTCCTATTTATGATACGCATAAAACGTCCTTATTTAAAAGCAATAAAAAGGATGTTGAAAAAGTATTAAAACGCCCTTTAAACAAAGATGAATTAAAACAACTTCAAGTAAATTTAGACCCATTTATTATTTATTTAAAGTCTGAAGAAGATGAAGAGGATGAAGATGAAAAAGATGAAGAAGAGGATAAAGAAACCACACATAGTGAAATAGATACATTTTTAGCAAATCAAAAGATTTCTAAAATTTTGGGCGAACTTTTTATTTACATGTTTTCTGTCTATCTTTCGCTACAAAAAGATCAATCTGTAGATATTATAAAGCATATAAAAACATTTGTTGAAAAACATGTATCAGTCTCTTTATCCCATTACAAGCCAATATCCTTACCTTTTATAGATTTTGATAGTCTTCAAAAATCTGGATATGTGACACGACGCAAAGGTATTAATAAAATAATAGTATCTTTGGCATTATTAAAACGTCTTGTATGCTTGCTTAGGCTTTGTATCGCAAATAACTGGGATAAAGTTAAAACGTATTATTTACAGATAGAATTTTTCAATTTTTATGAACACATTTCAGATTACGCGCCATCTTTGTCCTCTTTAAATATTATTATTTATATTAGCGATTTAAAAAAATTAAGTCCTATTTCAAGAATAGTTTATTCAGAATTTCAAACACTTGAAAAATATTATTTAAAATTTCAAAAAAAGTTATTTAGAGTTGAAACGGCAGAAGAGTCTATAAAACCTGCTCATTATAATGTTATATACGATGAAAATTTGGCGGTTTTAAAAGAAACATCTCCTGGAACGATTGAAAAAGTTCGTCTTATTCAATACAAGGAAAAAATAGTCAGTGATTATAAATATAAAATAAATGTTATAAAATACCAAAAAATGACTTTAGTTTAAATTTACTTTAAATTTACTTTAAATTTACTTTAAATTTACTTTAAATTTACTTTAAATTTACTTTAATTTTAGTAAAAATAAAGACTGATTGACCTCTCCAAGCATTTCATCCCTGATATTTTTTAAATCTGTATTTTTCATACCAGAATTTAATGCAAGTTCTAGGTCTGTTATTAAAAACTGCTTGAAACGATTTAATATTGAAACGATATTTATATCACTTGAAACGCTGATTGTAAACGGCTCGGCATTTAATTTATTTTTACCCAAAAAAGTTTCTACAAATTTATCAATTAATTCATCTAATTTTTCGTACAATTTACCAGACACTACATGTTTATTGTATATAGGCGTTGTCCAGTGGTAAATACGTATCTGCTGTTGAATTGATAAAAACTCAACAATTGTATTCATTTTTATTTGACAATTTTTTAAAATTTAATTTAAATAAATCTTTTTCTTTTAAATAAAATGGACGCAAAGAAAATGGACGCAAAAAAAATTGCATTTATCGTATTATTCTATGTCACAGTTGTAGGCGCTTTGAACTGGGGTATGCATGCATGTGGCTACAACCTTGTTGAAAAATTGGCCGGAGCTGTTGGTGGCGAGAGTGCCAAAACAGTCGAGAACGCGATTTACTATGTTGTCGCGGCATGCGGTTTGGCTGCCGGTGTCATGTACACCATGCATTTGGTCAATAAGGACGACGACAAAAAACACTAAAAATCGAAATCGAAAATTGAAATCGAAATCGAAAATGAAATCGAAATATTAAAAACAAATATTTAAAATGAATAAAATATGAAGATTTTATTCATTGGCGATCCCCATATAAAAACCGACAATCACGAAGAAATTGATATCCTTATGTCAGAGTTGAAAAAAATATGTGAATCGCATCAATTTGACCAAATTATCATTGGAGGAGACCTAATGCATTACCACGAACGTATCTTTACACAAGCATTAAACAAATCGCTGGAATTTGTTGCTTTTTTAGCCACATTTGCACCTGTACATGTTTTGGTTGGAAACCATGATATGATCAACAATCAACAATTTTTAACATCGCATCACTGGCTTAATGTATTTTCTCAATACAAAAATGTAAAAATTGTTGACAAGCCTATCGTTTTAAAAGAAAAAAAAGACTCGACATTTACGTTTTTAATGTGTCCTTATGTATACCCGGGACGTTTTATCGAAGCAATTGAGACCGTTTCCAAAGACTGGAAAACGTACAACGTCATTTTTGCCCATCAAGAATTTAAAGGATGCAAGATGGGCGCCATTGTGTCAAAGGATGGCGACGAATGGGGCGAAGATTTCCCCCAAGTTATAAGCGGGCACATCCACGACAATCAAACGCCGCAAAAAAATATATACTACCCAGGATCTCCTTTACAACACGCGTTTGGGGATACAGATAAAAGAGTCGTTTGCATCATTGATGAAAAAGGCGCCATTACAAATATAGATTTAGATGTACCCAAAAAAACGATAATTAAAAAGACTGTTTCAGACCTATCAAAGGTTAATATGACAGACTTGCATTCTCATTTAAAAATAAAATTAACAGCCACTCCGGAAGAATTTAAGGCGTTTAAACAAACACAGCAATACAAAGAATGTATTGAAAAAGGGGTAAAAATACAATTGGATGCAAAGCCTGTAAAACGCGACGAGTCGTCAACTATTGCAGAGCAGACAAGTTTTAGACTTTTATTGCAAAATTTGGTGGAAACAGACGGCGATTCGTTATTGAAAAAAATTTATATGGGCATCTTGGCATCTTGAGCATCACTTCTTTTGTGGTTAAATACATATAATGTCTATATTTATATGTAGCTCTTTTATAATCTTGTTTTGTAAAAAAAAGCGGTGTGCGATATTCTATGTAAAATAAAAAAAAATGTTAATATAAATATGAAAAAAAATGTTACATTTATTGATGATTTGGTTGACATGGATTCATTAACAAGAGGTTCTGATTATATTACAAAAGGAAATATGGAACGCGATGAATATACAAATCAAGTTCAAAATAGACACATCAGAAAACATGATAAAGATTTTACATACGCCATGAATGGCGGTATGATGCAACCTAATCTTCCTCAACTTTCATATGCTCATCAGCCTCAGCATCAACATCAGCATCAAAATCAACATCTAAGAGAGGAATTTCAAATGCAACCATTTCAACAGTTGCCCCAAATTATTTACGAGGAACCTATTAAAAATCAACGCCCTGTTTATGACCCAGAAGATTTATCATGTATGACAGTCGCAAACCACATAAAAGATTGCCCAATTTGTTCAAAATTTTATAATTGCGACAACTCGATGTATATCGTATGCATTGTTTTACTTATAATGGTGTGCGTTATTTTGCTAAAAAAAATAATTGAAAAATAAGCTGTAAAAACGTTACATTTAAATTAAGTACACTCATGCCATGAGTTTTTTACAAAACAAGAGAATGCAATCAAACAATTATTTAAATTTAAATAATTGACATAAAGAGAAATGTCAAAATTACAGCCACATCCTTATAATGCAATTGTTATGTCTGGAGGAGGCTTGAAAGGATTTGCATTGCTTGGTGCAATGCAATATATGATTGACAACAAATTGATTGGCAACATTAAATATTATTCAGGGACAAGTATTGGTGCTATTATTTCTTATTTTTTGGCAATAGGATACACTCCAATAGAAATGATCGTGTACATTATTACACACAACGTTTTTGATAAAAAAGATCATAAAAGCATTGACTCTATTTTAAATGGAGAAGGTATATACGATTTTTCAATTTATTCCTCTCATTTTAAAAAAATGTCACTCGACAAAATAGGATATATCCCAACATTTAAAGACCTTTACGAAAAAATGAATGTTACACTATTTACATGTACCTATAATATTACACAAAAAAAGAAGGAGTATTTATCTATTTATACCTACCCAGACATGTCATGTATTGACGCCATTACATTATCATCAAGTTTACCCTTTATTTTTAACGATTGTATATATAAAGACGAATACTTTATTGATGGCGGTATTGTAGATAACTGTCCTTTTTTTCCTATTATTGAAAATGTAAAGGACGATTTGCTACATGTTGTAATATTTAATCTTCAAACAAATCTCAATAATAAATACGAACGACTTGTCGATAAAATTGTCATGTTGCTGACTATTCCAATCGATGAACTTCAATCTATACAGCTAAAAAATATTACAGAAAATTGTTTATACATTAACGTTAAAATTAGAGATATTAGTTTTTACGATTTTCATATTAATCATTCAGAAAAACTTGAAATTTTTTCACTTGGGTACAACTGTGCAAAAAATATTTTAACATAAAGATCCACACCGCTTTCTCTTATTTTGTGAGAAAGCGGTATATAATGATTTAACCACAAAATAGACAACTAAAATAATATATTAGGAGTGTAAGTGTATAAATAACGATAAAATAATATATTAAACAGATGAATTAATCATTTAAAGCTCTTTCAATAAAGTAAAATGTTGAGGAAACCGACGATAACTGTTACAAAACTTTTTACAGAAAGGCCAAGTTTTCGTCCAAAAAAGTTTCCAAGAATGCCTAATATGTATCTTGAATTGATTGAAAACAAAGGTAAAATTAAAATAGATTTAGTAAATCAGGAATATAAACCAAGTAATGATTATAAACCACGTGAACAACCTGACAACCGCGAAAATGATGATAGAGAACGCGAAAAAAGCGATCATCAAGACGACCGAGATCGTGACCGAGATCGTGACCGAGAACGTGAAAAAAGTGATCATCAAGATGAACGTGATCGTGAACGTGAACGTGAACGTGATCGTGAACGTGAACGTGAAAATCAAGACCAAGATCGTGATCGTGATAAACGTGAACATGAAAATGAAGATCGTGACAGACGATCACGGGAACAATCTGAAAAATCCCCGCCCAAAGAAGATGATGGGTTGTCATCCAGACTTAAAGAACTTTTACGAGATGACAAAAGGTCGCCTGATCGTGATAAAGACGATGATGAAAAAATATATACAGCGCCTCGATTGTCTGAAATTTCTGGTGGCTCAAATTTACAGAAAAAAGTTATCCAAGATATATCACGAAATACAAACGATGACGAAGATCTTAAACGCGAATTGCTTTTTAAATTTGACTTGCTTCGAAAGTCGTACAAAAATGCAAATATACCAGAATTTACTGTACACAGCGATTATAATACGATGCAACGTACATACGACTCTACTATTCGTCAAGTAAATGTGGACAATAATATTGAAACCTATAAAAGTTATCTTATCACAGGATTTTATATAACAGAATTTGTTCTTGGTTACTGGCTTAAATTTGATATGCAAGATTTTACCAAACAGCAAATTGTAAGCATGAACAAGTATGAACATCTCCTTATTGAGTTGGGTGAGAAAAATTATGTACCAGAAGGTAGTAAATGGCCAGTTGAAATACGATTACTTTTCACTATTTTGATAAATGCTGCTATTTTTATCATTACAAAGATGGTAATGAAAAAAATTGGGGGTAGTTTATTTGGAACACAAGAAGACTTTGCACAACAACCTCCAAAAAGACGTATGCGAGGACCCGATGTAAATTTGTAAAAAAGTTAAATATTATTTATAAAAAAAATAATTTATAAATAAATGACGGAAGATCTAACATTTTCAAATAAAGATAATCTAGAACAAAAAATGTTGGCTATAGATTTGTCTAATACAAAAGGAAAGACAGAATTTCGATCCATCTTACAAACATTTCTAGATAAATACAAAGCGTCAACAACTTTAAAAGACACACTTTGGGAAGAAATTAAACGAGAAAAAGACAAGAAAAACATTCAAAAACTAAAAGAAGAACTTGTTAGAAAACTTCTTGATTTTATTAAAGACGAGGAAGATGAGGAAGAAGAGGACGAGGAAGACGACGAGGATGAGGAAGAAGACGAAGAGGAAGAAGAATATGTTTCACCGGTTAAAGCTAAACAACCTACGCCGGTTAAAGCTAAAAAGCCTACACCGGTTAAAGCTAAAAAGCCTACACCGGTTAAAGCTAAAAAGCCTACACCGGTTAAAGCTAAAAAACCTTCATCGGTTAAAAAATGTAAATGTATTGTAGCATCTACAGGTAAAAAATGTGATAAGGATGCAAAGGAGGGTTCTAGATACTGCGGAATTCATAAAGAGTGTAAAAAAGATGCCGAAAAGACACCTAGCCCAAAGAAGCCTAGTCCAAAAAAACCTAGCCCAAAGAAACCTAGATTGTTTATCTTTTTTGATAAAGAAGACGATGAAGCATACTTTGGTTTTTTTAATGATAAAAAAGTATTAATAAAAACAACTAGCGAATTAATGCAAGAAGAATTTAAACCTTACTATACTGACAAAAGAAAAATAGAGCTTCAAGATGACTGGAGAATGCTATTGGATAAAATGGGCGAGCCATACTATAATAAAAAAGGTACTAAAGAAGCTTCAAGAGATTCTCCTTTTAAAATGTCCAAGGTTTTTCCAAAAGGATTTGAAGTTTTATCAGAAAGTCCCTATTATAAAGGAACACCTGTTGAAGTATCTGTATCTTCTTCAGAATCAGAATCCGAATCTGAATCTGAATCGGAGTCCGAGTCGGATAACGAAGCAAAGTTGGACCAAGAATTTTTACAATTACGGGAGAAATTTCCCGGCAATAAAGGTTCTTTGGACTATTTAAGAGCATTAAATAGAAATATAGCATGTGATTCTGAAAAACCATGTTCTGATGGAGAATGTGATTTAGAATACAAGAGATGTGTGCCAAAAACCGCAACTGAATACTATGACGACATTGAACGATTTGAACATAATGGAGCATCATATGTAGGCAAAAAAGCAACTATTCAAAAAATGAAATTAGCTATTGAAGCAGAGAAAGCAGCCGAAGAAGCTAAAAAGAAAGCAGAGAAAGATGCCGAAGACGCTAAAAAGAAACCTAAAGCAGATAAAGACGCCAAAAAGAAAAAACCCGCGGCAGATGCAAGCCCTAAAGGAAAAGCCGATGATCTGGACTTTGATATTGATGAAGAAGGAGATCTTACAGAATTACAACAAGCATTGATTGATTGCTTGATGCCTGCTGTTAAAAAATAAAACATCCTAATATACTTAAATATAATATATCAATGTATCAATATATTATATGTAGACTTTCTGTGAAAGCCGTGAAAGCTGTGAAAGCCATCAAAACTTTTATCATTTGAAAAAAAAATCAAAAAGATCCCCGTATGAAAGAAGCTGGCCCATTCTTAACGACTTTTCTTTAATATGTTTTTTAAAAAGCGACAAACTTTCTACAACACATTCATGTACATTTTCGTCATGCATTTCCATTAAATAACTTTCACACAAGTCGTCTGTATCTTTTAAATTTGTATTTAAATTTTCAAAAGCATTGTAATTTTCATCATTTTCTTCTCTTTTATTTTTATATGTATTTTCAGTTTGATTTTTATCACGCTTACTCATAATATAGGGTCTGTTTTCAAGTAAATCAAATCACAAAATGCGTGAAAAGAATGTTCTTTATATACCAAGTTTCTTTTTTTTAAAACATAGATTAATTTTTTATAAAGCAGTACCAAATCTTCTTTGTATTCATTAAACCACTGCTTCTTTGATAACATTTTATTAGTATATTCTATCTTTTAAATTATCTCATTTTATTTTATGAAACTAATTCACTTAATTCATTAACAAGCTCCTGGTCTATATCATCTATATTATCTAGGTCATCTGCATCATCTACGTCATCTTTCTGATCTTTTTCCGCAATCACGGCAGTCATGTTTATAGGATCATTAACTTTATCGTTTACGGCGTCATCGTTTACGGTGTCATCGTTTACGGCGTCATCAATTACGGCGTCATCAATTACTTCAACTGTTGCCGTTGATTTAGGCAAGGCACTCGTTAGATTTATAGCTGTAAACACATTTTTATAATCTTTTGTTTTCTTTAAAAAGTGTTGGTCATATTGTTTCGCAGGGATCGGCAAATCTTCTTTAAAAGAAACTTTTACATTTTCTGGAGGCTTTACATACACTTTATCATTTTTTAACATTGCCTTGATTTCTTCGATAACACTATCTGATTTTTTCAATTGCTTTTTTAATTGAACGATATTATCTTGCAGTATTGTAATTTCTTTTGAGAACTGTTCCTCTACGCTTTTCACACGTAATTCAAGTGATTTAGCCCTTGTATGAAAAAAGTATGTCATTGCGCCAAGTATAACAACCTCAAGTGAAACGTGTACAATCAATTTTTTATCTTGAAATAATGACATTCTAATTTCTATTTTTACTATAGAATACTCTTTAAGTCATTAAAAAATGGGTTTAAAATTAAAATTAAGATGTTCAAAAATTTCCTTAACAATATCATCATGAAAACTTTTTCGATCCAATGTTTTTAAAATATTGAAATCTGATAATTTACATGGATATTTATGCTTGCGCAATAACTGAAAAAGTACATATTGTGTATTTATAAAACTTTTACGTTCAATCTTTCCTGTAAATTTAAACTTTTGATCGTAGACATTTGAAATTTTATCAAAATCCTCCATCAACGCATCTTCAATATGAGAAATGTCATCCACCTTTTTACCCGTCAATTTATGATATATCAATACAACATCTTCGTAATGCTTTGAATGGCCTGTCTCTTTTAAAAACATCAAAATATGTTCCTTTGTGACATTTGAAAAACGTTTTGAGATATTTTCACAAGGCTGTTGTGCCGGAATAATTCCATGAAGTTCTAATTGTATAGCTAAATCTTTATACACTTTATCATCTATCGACGCATTCTGTTTACCCTGATACTGATTTATACAATCTTTGAAATGCACCCGTCTCTCGTATGTATATTTATTTGAAATATTTACACGCGAAATATCCTTGTAACAAGACGATTTATACGCCTTCTCTTCCTGCGACCCACACGATTCGCATATTTCAACATTTGCGTATTCGTTGTAAATAAACTCTTGTGTTGACTTGCACTTTTTGCACTCTTTCTTTTTTACAGGAGACTTGTTATTACTAGACACAATGTCTTCAAGTTCGGCGTAATCAATATTATACATTTTCAATATTTCAAGATATTTTTTAACAACCGTTCGTACGTCTTGATTGTCATTTTGTTTTTTTGCCATAAATGATATTTTTTTAGGAGCAATAAGCATCTGTTTATACGATTCCAGCAAAGGCGTCACATCCATCACATAAAAATTTAAGTTTGTCTGAAAATCAATGCAGTCTTGTTTATCTTTTAAAAGCGTTTCTATCTTGTCATTTAAATCTTTTATAATATGTATAGATAAGGAGTTGTCTTTTAAAATATCCCTTATATCCTCATTCTGTTTATCAATATCTGTTATTTTATCTTCATTATTTTTCCATTTGTCGCGTATATTTTTATCAATATTCAATATGTCAATCTCCATTTATTTTTATTTATCTTTTTAATTGTGTATTACCACAATTAAAATTATCACCACTGTTTTTCATTTTCTCACTTTCTCACTTTTGCTTTAAATCATCGTTTTTCGCTTTTTTCTCCTTGTTTGCAATCTTTTGTTGATGTTTACAGGCCTTGCAATTTGCACATAAACCATCCTTTGTTTGTCGTGCCTTGTAAAAACACGAATGTTCCTTTACACTCTCGCATAAATTGCACCACTTGTGTGTACTTTTATCGTGATCAGGAATAGGGACAACCTTCATAACTTTACGTTTGTCGCCATACACACCTGTCAAATAACAATCTTTGCATAAACGATTCACTCCATCCTCGTTTCCCGCATTTTTAAAAAACCGTGAATAAGGTAAAAATCGGCTTTCTTCGGTTTTATGGGTGACGCCTCCACAACGCTTTGTAAGGGCTTGGGATTTTTCGTCCTCATCTTTATCTGCATTTTCTTCTACTTTGGTTTGAGTTTGATGCGTAAGTTTAACATTATGATCATTAAAAAGTTCAAGTTCTTGGTCGGTTTCGATTGTATAATTTAAACTTGTAATTTTTGCAATATCAATCATATTTTTAATCAGGTCTTCCGTTGTTACATCCGTAATAAATTCACGATTATTGGGATTTAATTCTTTTTCATATCTTCGTTTCATGTTTGTTTCAAGTAACACGCAATCTTCTGTATACAACACAAATAAAACTTTACAAAATGGGTTAGATGTTCGATATCCACCAATTCGGTCTGTGATATCACGAGACATTCCAACTTTTGTACGAATATCTTTGTCTTCATCTCTCATAATTAACAAGTAAACACAACCGCCTTTCTTTAATTTGTAAAGTTCTTTCTTTCTCAAAAAAGATTGGTGATTGTAAAAAACACGTTCGTATTTCTTTGACAACATCATGTTCTGTTCGCCTTGTGTCATTATAATCTTTGTTTTTTCGTCCAACTCTTTCTGATATTGTTCTTTCAATTCCGCAAATTTCTTTTCATATTCAGACTTTAATTCGTCTGACGATTTTTCTTTTCCTTGTTCAACCTTTCCTGTAACCAACAATTCCCTCACCCATCTTGAAACTTGCAACGAAAAAGATGGATTACACCACTGCGCCAAATGAATCCCAAGATCTGGATGAATCCATGTGCCTTG